CGCATTAATGCGCAACTTTGCGACAGCATCAAGGAGATTAGACATCGTGAGAGTATCACCGACCTGCAGCAGCGACGTATTCAACCGCTGGGACGGCCGAACTATTGACGACGCAATTGCCGACGTTACCGTGTTGCCCGCAGCGCCGTCACTTGCGATAATATTTCCCGAAAATGTTAGAATCCCCGAGATTCCATTCGGAGCCGTCGAGATATTTGCCGCGTCGGCAACCGTACTCACAGCAGTATAGATGTTCGCACCAACAGTGACGGAAAGTGGATTAGCCGAACTTACCGGCTGCTGTACTCCATTCGCAAATGCATACTGGAAGCCGCGGACATCGTCAACTGAGATCGAAGCCCCAGCCGTCGTTAGGCCGACCCTGACACGCGTGTTGCCACCCAAATATGAGCCAAACAGCGCATTGCGAGCGATCTCGTCGAGGCTACGCGCAGCTTGCTCTCCATTCACGTAAGCATTTTGAAGAAACTGTGATGCAATTCCAACCCTGCTCGTAACCACGTTTAGATCGGTTGTCGCAGCGTAGAGGTTAATAGAAATCGTGTATTGCTCAACGCTCCAGGTTGTCGGCGTGAGGCCATTATCGAAGTTGGTATTTGTAGCTGGTGCAAGCGGTGTTGTTACAGTCGGCTTGAGCCCTGCACGGGTTTTCGTGAGGGTTTCGCCAATGCCCACAGCTATCTGTTCTCTGTCCGCGCAAGCTCTGTATCCAAGTCTGGATCTGAGCGCCTGGTCGAATTCGCGTTCGAGGAAGCCCTGCTGAATAATGGGCTGTAAGGCGGCAGGAAAATTTTGTATTCCCATGTCAGTCGTAGGTCCTTTTCATAGATTCTATTGGTAAAAATCTCAGGGAGCGGTCGGAACACTAGCCGCGATGTTTGAGAATTGCAGCGCGGGCTATCTTGTATTCGACATCATTCATTTCGGTAGCAAGCTTCGGCCTAACGGGACCTACGGGAGGCGGCACGGCAGGATTGGACGAGAAGCTAGCCGCGAACAGCCATGGTTTTTGCTTCTTGAATTTGTCCATGGCCAGGCTCGCCTCGGCCACGGAACCATCGGCACTTAGCTGTAAGGTCGAAATGTCCATCAGTTTAATGCCGTCTAGGTCGATCATACCCGCTCGCAGGGCTTCGGCCTTCAACTCCGATTTGATTACTCTAGCGTCAGCAACCTGACGTATCTCATCAACCTCGCGCTCTAGGCGATCAGCCCGGCTTTGTAGCGCCTCAGTTTCGCCGGTAGAGGTCTCCGAGAGGTGAGTAGTGTCTGACATTGTACTCATATAATCAGATTCCAGTTGTAATTCGCGCTATCTCATCAGAACACACGTCTATGTCATAGACTTTGCAAATCGCGTGGATAGCGGACTCCTTGCTAATTAGGCCATTATTAGTCAAGATGACCAGGGTCTGCGCGTCTTTTTGACGGTCGTCCGCCGACGGCGGATACCATGTCGGCCATTTGAGAGAGAGTGGGCCACCTGGATCTATCGGTAAAACTTCGTCTCCCATTACTTTTAACCGATAGATATGTGATGCCGTGACGATCATCTGCATCAAACTCAAGAGACCGACCTCGCCGTATGAGATTCGGAGGTTGTCTGCAAGCCAAAGCAAACCCTGGTTCATCAGCTCAAGAGCCTTGCCTGACTGCGCTGTCGTAAGACGATCTGGACTCGACCTGTTGCCGTGTACGGCCTCCAGCGCAAATTCACGCAGTGTTCTCACGTAATCAAGGACAGCCGCTGAGGCTGTTCCACCGATTTCGAGGAGGCGAGCATCTCCCTTTTCGCCGACAACAAGGGCATTCCCTGCACCCTTCAAAAGATCTCCGCTCATCATCGCCGGTTCTTTTAGCAATAGTGTAGGATCGCTACTGTACTTGAGTCCTCTGCCCGCCTGGCTCAGTTGGTAGTCGATCTCGATTTGAGCTTCTATTGCTGCACGAAAAGTGCACGCACCATCCACCGTTGATGATGATGCCGGCATTCCCGGGAGATTCTTGATCCAAATGATTGGTACAAAGCCAAGACCATGATGCACCGTCCTGGACTGATCGACAACTGGCTCAACTGGTGAACCAACCACAACTGGGCGGAACCACACCTCTGACTCTTTATCCCAGAGGCGACAAAACCAATATTCTGCGCTAGTGTCGTCAACAGCATACCCGTTTCCTATTAATACTGTACCAGACACCTTATACCGCTCGGTGACGCTGGAGAGAACGTCTGGAGATTCAACGTCCCAAACCGGTTCGAGGTACAAACTGTCTTTAACGTCAAGGAAAACTCTGCCCTTGAGAATTCGCATCAATATTGCAACAGAACCCACTGATCCGCGCAATGCAGCGTCAATCATAACGAGATTAATTTTTGCTTCTTTGCATATTTTAGACAGGATATCTTGGGCATCACGATTTGAACAGTCGATCGATGGGAAATGCCCCTCGCTGAAAAGAAGGGATACGCCGTCTTCGACGACTATCTTGCACAAGGGATACCGAACGTTAGGTCGACGCTTTCTCAAGGGGATGTATTCTCCCGCCGCTCCTCTTTCGTCGTGAAATTGGTAGGGCAGTACGTCGTAAATCCGGCCGTTCAATACCCGATTGAAGATGTCAAGGGTTCTGGTGCGTTCAGGATAGTCTGTGTCGCGGGGGATCAGATCACATATGGTATCGAACATGGCTTCTCCGGCATCCGTGCATTGAAGTTGTCGGCACGCGTTCCGCTAGCGGCTTAAATATGGAATGGATGTTTGGCGGAGCGGATTGGGAGATCGGGTTAGAGTCATGAAACCTCTTACAAGTGCATCGACCTGGTCGTCTTTGCGGCCGAGAGGAAAGTCCTTAAGCTCATCGACGAACGCATCGTTCCAATTTCCTCTTAGCATACCCACATTATTTCCTTCGATCTGTGATGCAATTGGAAGCGCGCGGGTAAACTTTGATCCCGTTTCGCGGAATGCTACAATTTTGTATCCGGCGAGACGACCACTCAGATACGCGACTTGGCTCTTACCCGCTTGGCCGGGGTCCTCTGGCAACCCGATCCAAACTGCCTCCCCATCAGACCGTGCGGTAGCATTGATGATGTCTTCTACTTCTCTGGGGCTTCCCCTTATTCGCACGACGTCGAGTATCATATATTGACCGCGAGAATTGCAGGATAACTTGACACCGACGGTCCAGTCGGGATCGTTCCCAGCCATTGCAGTCGTTGCTGCTAAATCCCATGCCCGGACAATACGGTCGGATGGAGTCTGCTCGCAGTTGTCAAAGACAATAACCTTGTCTACCCGAAACAAGCCGCCCGATGCCGGTCGGGGAGTTTGCTGAAACAGAGCAGCCCAGACTCGCTCACCGACTAAGCTCCTCTTTCTCTCAATTTGATTGATGTTTTCCCAAGTCGGCCAAATGGCTTCACCAGCGAACCGGCCTAGGGGGTCATTCCCCTCGGCAAGCGAAGGCAGACGTAAAACCTTCCAATTGTTGCCATCGTGTCTTACCAATAAACCGCCGAGGTCCTCTTCGTGCCACCGAGTCATGATTAGAACAACACGCGCTCCTGGCTTAAGGCGCGTTGTAAGTTCAGTACGGTACCAAGACCATATCCCGTCGCGATATTTGGAGCTTTCAGCCTCCGCTTGGGACTTTATAGGGTCGTCTATTATAACGAGATCGGCCCGGCGTCCGGTAATCCCTCCACGAACCCCTACCGCGTAATATTCACCATTCGTTGAGGTCCGCCAATTAGACACTCCCCCGACTCCCCGGAGTACACGATATCCTAAAATCTCCTTGTTTGTGTTGATTGTGTCACGAAGACGGCGACTAAAGTGCTGTGCCAGACCAGCCGTATGAGAAGCTGCGATGATCGATGTACCAGGGTGTTGGGTGAACCACCAGGCCGGAAATAGAATCGATGCGTAAGTGGATTTCGCGGAGCCCGGTGGCATAAGCACCATTAGTCGATCAAGTTTCCCTCTGCTCAGTTGGTCGAGTTCTTCGAGCAATAGCCGATGGTGCGCTGCCGGAACCTGACCGCACTGTGTGTGGTTCAAGATCGCCCAGTCAACCAGATCGGTATGTACCCGCTGCCGTATCAAGTGTTGCTCTTCGCGATCCTGCCAATCGGGCGGTAAGACTGGCATCACTCAGGAAACGAAATTCACTACGGAAGTCGGCAGGCCAAGACTATTTTCTCCTGGCAGATCGACTACCGTATAGTTTGCACTCGGGCTATACGGCTTTATTAAGGCGTCCGCATCAAACTCCCGGTACAGTTCACACCTCACTTCCCCGCTATAGGCACAATTTGTATGTCTTTTTGAAGATTTCATGGTCTCTCCCCGGTTCGCGCACCACCGTATTTGACTGGATGTTGGGATGAATTTACGGGCGGACTGCAAGTAGCCCATCTTATGCGAATTCCAACGCAAGGCGGCCAGGTATTCCAATCTGATCGCGGCCAGCCTACCGATTTGATGGCGGCCACCCTTCCAATCTGATCCCGGCCACCCTCCGCCAGTCAGAAAGGAGGGCATCCGAGGGCAGAAATCGTCTCGCGGGTCAGTGTTCACCCGGGTTCATGTTTCCCCATCGCAATCGATGGAGGGAACACAGATGCCGACGGAGAGACTGTCCATGCGGCGGATACGGCAGGTCCTGCAATTACACTTCGGCGTCCACGCCAGCGCCCGGGTCATCGCCCGCGAGGTCGGCGTTGGCCGCACGACCGTGCAGGATTACCTGACACGGGCCAATGCCGCGGACCTCGGCTGGCCGCTGCCGCCCGAGCTGACGGACGAGGCGCTGGAACAGCGCCTGTTCCCCGCCCCCAGCACCAAACTGGGTGCCCGCCGCCATCCCGAACCCGACTGGGCGGCGTTGGTGCGCGAGATGAAGCGGCCCGGGGTCAGCCTGTCGATCTTGTGGGAAGAGTACGATGCGGCCCATCCCGAGGGCTACGGCTACAGCCGGTTCTGCGAACTGTTCCGGGCGTTCGAGCGTCGCCTGTCGCCGACCATGCGCCAGACCCACATCGCCGGCCACAAGGCTTTCGTCGATTATTCCGGCAAACGGGTCGATATCGTCGACCCGCTCACCGGCGAGATCCGCACGGCGGAGATCTTCGTTGGCGTGCTCGGCGCCTCGAACCTGACCTACGCCGAGGCGACATGGACGCAGACGTTACCGGACTGGATCGGCGCGCACGTCCGCATGTTCCGCTTCTTCGGCGCCGCACCCCGCCTGCTTGTTCCGGACAACCTCAAAAGCGCGGTGAACAAGCCGTCCTTCTACGACCCCGAGGTGAACCGCACCTACGCCGCGATGGCCACGCATTACAATGTCGGCGTGTTGCCGGCGCGGCCGCGCAAGCCGAAGGACAAAGCGGCAGTCGAGGCCGGTGTCCGCTTCGCCCAGTCCTACATCCTCGGCCGCTTGCGCCACGTCACCTTCTTCTCGTTGGCCGCCTGCAACGCCGAGATCACCGCGGCGCTCGAGCGAATGAACAGCCGTGAGATGCGCCGCCTTGGCATCAGCCGCCGCCAGTTGTTCGAGACGGTCGAACGCCCCGCCATGCAACCATTGCCAGAGCAGGACTACGAGTATGCCGAATGGCAGCTCGCTCGGGTTGGCATCGACTACCACGTCGAGGTGCGGGGTTTCTTCTACTCGGTGCCGCACGCCCTGATCCGC